AGCATCTGATATAGTACCAAGCTTTAAGCCTTCTTTTGCTCTGGCTAATTGTTCGTTTTGTTTTTCTAATCTTTCTTTAGTGCTTTTTAAGATTTCGTTTAATTGGCCTTGTTTCTTTTTCCAAAGCTCTAAATTTGAACTATCATATTTTAGGTTTGCGTTAATCGCTCTTAGATCTTTTTGTTGTTCTTTTAGATCCTTATTAATACCCTTTATTTCATTTTCTAAATCCTTACCATCTAAGCTAAGTTTTATGTTGATACCTTTAACTGTTTCTGCCATTAACACTCACCTCCTAATCTATAACAAAAATAGATCAATATCTTTTTGAGTAGCTCTTCTTGACTCAGGTTCATTTGACATTGTTTTTAGTTCTAAATTTATTAATTCTACATAAACATCAATATCGATATATCTTGCATCTTTTAGGGATATCCCAAGATGAGCCAAATTATAAATTATATTTGCTGTGACGTGCTCACCTTGAGATTCTATTTTGGGCTTTCGTTGTTTACACTTCCGCCTAGTAATTCTGCAATGGTATGTGAAATATTTTCAAGTTCACCAACATCTGAAAGCAATGTAAAATCAATGCCCTGTAAAAACTCTTCATAGCTTTTCTTAGTGAAAGGTTTGTGAAGGACATAAACAATTTTAAATATCACTTCTAAAACTTCTGATACATTTCCTTCTTTTTCACTGCTTTCAAGTTTAGTTACATCACTAAATAACTCAGTACCAAATGTACTACGATATTCGATAATAGTAAAAAGCGAGGACTTAAGTCTAATATCCTCGCCATTTAATTTAACTGTCTTTTCCATATTAAGTACCTATAGTTCCAACAGAAGGACCACTTGTAAAGAAGTTATTATAGTTAGCATCTCCAAATTTAGCAATTGTTCTAATTACCGATAAATTACCTACTTCAATTGATCTTGCAGTAATATTAAGTGTCACAGAGTTTGGTTCGATGCTTTCTGCTTTTGTTTTTGTTGCATCACTTACTGGTGAAGCTGTACATAAGAAATACCAAATTCGTCTTGCTTTAGCGTCTCCTTGAATTTCATATCCAAGTGCAAAAGTCTTATTACGATGATTTACTACTTCAATTAAGTTGTTATTTGTATCTTTTTCATATCCTAACACTGCCACTTTAAAATCGTCATCAATTTCAGTTAATTTTAGAGTAATGTTGGATCCTGAGTTAGAAACAAGTGTTGCCAAAATTCTATCATCAGCATAAACATCAGTTTTGCCAGCGATAACTTCAGCTGTTAATTCTTGCGCTCCTGTTAGCTTCTTTGGTTCGCCATATGTCCAAGTGTCATCTTCACCAGGAGTTGCTACAGCATAGTGCACATTTTTAAGTCCGAATGTTACTTTATTGCTCATATTTTGATTCCTCCATTTTTATTTCATAAATACGATATAATCCATTTTCTGCTATGTAAAACTCACTAATCATTTGAAACTCAATGTCATATAATTTAAGTTTGTTTTCTAGCATTTTTTCTAATTGAATGTTTTTGTTAGGTGTTATTAAAGTTATTTGAATTGTTAATTCTTTTAATAGGTATGAATCGTCAGCATAAGTTTTACCTCTTTTGTTAAGCTCCTGATAAACAATAATTGGTAATTCAATGTTGTCTTTTATTGAAACAGCGTAATAAACATTATTAGGTAGAACTTCATTTAAGATTGTATAAATATATTCAAGATTATTTACCACGTATGATCACCTTTATATCCTCTAACATTTTAGGAGTAAACGCATCATATGCTGGTCTAAGAAACGGTCTAGGATTTACATACTTTCCGCTTCTATGCATAAATCCAAATTCAATCAAATGGACAAGCATACCTTTTTCTTTCCCATATATAACAATCGTTTTATTAACTCCACTACCAACATCTGCTTTAACAAAATCATCAGCAAGACCATTCTTTTGTCCGCTTCTTGGTGCATTGCTTTTAATGTATTCAAGTATTTTGTCAGCTGTCTCATCAAGCTTTGCTTCAAGTGCTTTTATAACTTCATCAGTATAACTACTAACTTCATCCATTATCAATTCAGCTAGGTTATCAAGCGTAGCCATTGATATCACTTACCTTTAGTTTTGATTCAACTAAGTATAGTTCTAAAAACTGCCCTGCAAGATAGGTTCTTTCAACTGAATAAATAACACCATCAACCACAACATATTTACTACTGTCATATAAGAAACTTTGAATTTTAAGAGATAAATCTACCTTATATTCTTGCTTTTTACTTTCGTAGTATTCTTTTGAGGTTACTTGCTTTTTAATTCCTATAACTTGTTTTTTACTTATTAGTGAGAGCTTGTTGTTTCCTATGTTATCTTTAACAGATTCTAGTTTTAACAACTCAAGTTTTATATTAGGACTACTTGGGAACATTAGTATCACCCTTTGATAGTGCAAGTTGTAACAAAAGCATATCAAAACTTCTCGGTAACTCTTTAACTGAACCATCTGTTTTAAACCCAAAGAATGTTTTACAGTAAATTAATACTAAAGATTTTGTTAGGGGGTTATCTTCAATATTCTCTGGATCCACGCCTGTTGATAAAATTAAAGCAATGCACGCTTCTATGTAACTATTTAGTTCATCATCTGCGTAAGTTTCCTCTAGAGGAATAAGCAGTGATTTTTTCACATTCTCAAGTAGTCCCATTTATAAACACCTCTTAGGCTTTTTTCTTAATTCTTAAGAAACCGTTATAACCTACAACGTTACCACCAGTGAACACTGATGCTTTGTAAGAAATAATCCCATCTTTAAATTTATAATCAGTTGACTTACCAATCTCAACTGGTGAGAAAATAGGTACCTCATAGTTATGTAATCCACCATAAGCCATTACATAGTCGCCTTCATTTGTTTTACTATCAGTTAAGGCTTTACAATGCGAATTAATAATATATGGAATACCATCAATTGTACTATTGATATAGTCGATTGTATGGACCTTTCTACCCTCTGGAGTTCTAAGTCCTGCAAATGCTCTTAAATCATTTTTATTTAAGATTAAATAAGCTCCGCCTTCGATCTCTTCATCTCCACCATAAGCAAAGATTATATCATCTAATGTTGAGTCAGTGATAGCTGAGATTTCAAGTGGGGTACTATCTGCAAGTGCTACTGCCTGGTCACTAAAGATACCAGTGAATGTATTTGATGTTCCTGGTCCTTTTAAGATTTGTTCACTTATTTTTTTCTTTAAAGCGATGTTAATGTTTTTAATAACTTCTGCTTGATAAGGTAAGCTCGGTAGTTTTTCTAACTCTTCAGTAATCTCAGTGTATGCAGTAACTTTAACTTTAGTAATTGTTAAATAACCAAAGTCTGGTTCTGTTTCACTATAAGGCTGACCTTCGCCTGTAAGACCCGCGATACCATTACCTTTAATAAATGATTTCTTATAAGTCTCACCACCATTTAAATTCACAACTTTAACACGATCAACTAAACTTGAAACTTGAGCGAATGGATATGCAGCAATGTTTGGTGCAGTGTGTTCAGGAAGTAAAATCTCTTCACTTGATACTTGAATTACTCTAGCTTCTTTTAAAGCTTTACCACGTTTTTCAAGTTCCTCTTTATTAACTTGCTCAGTTCTTTCAATTTGAATTGGATTGATGACAGCTTTTCTTTGAATAGCAAGCTTTCTATCGATTGTTTCCTCTTCTTCTTTTAATTCATCGACTTCTTTTTCTAATTCTTCTAATACTTCAAGTGTTGCTTCAACACCTGTTAGGCCTTTGATTTCATTTAATCTGACCTTAATTTCTTGTTTTCTTTTTTCTAAATTCATGCTTTAGTTCCTCCAATTTTTATTTTTAAATCTATTCTTTTCCTTAATAACGCCTCATCAATTTTTCTCTTTTCTAATTCCATAGTCTTTAGTTCTAAATCCATAGACTCTAAAGAACGAGCATAAATTGAAGTGTTGTCATAAGCTGGAATATCAACGATTGATACATCATAGAGTCTATCAATTTTGGTGATTCGTCTTTTTGGAATTTCACCTTCATGATCCCACTCTTGTTCTTTAACTGTAAAAGCAAAACTCATCTTTTCTAAAAGCCCTGATTTTACCATTTTATAAATGTCTTTATTATGCTGAGTATCTAATAGTTCAGCTCTAACTTTTAGTCCCTTTTCATCTGAAGTAAGTTCTAAAGATTTATTTTTAGTTCTTGCGATGATTAAGAATGAGTCCATATGGTTATATTTCATTGGCACATCTTTAATCGCATCTTCACTTAGTGCATTTGGATCAATGCTTTCAATGAAACCATACTCTCTTGTTCCGATTAAGGTTTCCTCATTATAAAGAATCGCATAACCTTCCAAAATCATCTTTTCATCTTCTTCTCTAAGTTCAACTTCTGCAAGTCTTGTTTCTTTTTTAATCATCTGGTTTCCACCTCTTTTTTCTTAATTGTTACTTCTTTTGTATATTCATACTCAAGCTCTGCATCTT